TTATTGCTCTTTTAGAATTGTATCAGAATATTCATATAGCGTCATAGCTTTTTGAAATGTTACGTTTTCAAGTTTAACCTCGCCCTTACGTAAACGAGTGATAAGTGAACGTTGTAGGCCTGTTATAGCTTGTATTCTGTTTGCTGGTACGTTTGACTCTAACACTTGATTTATACGCTCTGTGAGTCGCTGAGTAGTGTCTGTGTTGATTTTAGTATCAGTCATCGCCTGCACCTCCTAGTCAATATTATTGTGTCCAGCCCTCGTCAAGGTCTAGTTCGTCTGCATGTTGTGTTGCATAATCATCTAGTTGTGACTGTAGTTCGTGTAACTCGTCTGCGTCAGCACCTTGACTTGCTCTTTCTTTCATATGTTTTATTAATCCGTTATATTGCTCCTGTATATATTGATTATCTGACATGCCTTGTTTCATGTCCTGTTTCTCTGTATTTTCATTCTCGTGTGATGGTATGGTTGCTGGCGCTGTTTGTTCATTATCAGCTTGTTGTGTTGGCGTTTCATTTGATTGGTTGTTCTGTTCATTTGTTTGTGCGCTATCGTTGTCGCTTGATTTAAGTTCTTTATATGCGTATAACCCTGTTAAGCTTAGGGCTATGATTACCGTTGCTGTTATAAAGCCGATGAAGAATTTCATTTATCCTATATCCTCCCATGTTAAGTTTAGCTCTTTCATTACTTCTTTGATTTCCTCGTCAAGTCTGTCTCTCGTTGCTGGGTCGTTCGACTCTTCCATAATCTCTAGTAGGCTGAGAAGTAAGCCTGAAAACACTGCATGTTCTTTTTTATCCATGTTCTTACCCTTTTTTAGTTTTTCCGACATTGGCTTTTATAGTGTGCCTGCCTATTCTACTTATATTTTTACGCATTTCTTGTAAGGTTGACTCATCTATATAATTTTTCCATCTCAAAGTTTCAGTAATTGACCATAAAGCATGTTTTTGTGTAGCAACACCAAAATCCCCCTTTTGGAATTTGCAACTTATTCCGTACCCTTTACCCCCTTTGCGTATTTCAAAATCTAAACCATTACAACTTAGGCTCATGTGTTTGTTGTCACCACTGTGTTCTAAATTAAAATCTTTAGCAAACTTCTTAATGTTTCTCATATTCTTACTCCTTTTTATTTTCTGTCCATATATTTAAAATGTACTTTCCTGATTAACTTGATGATTTCGGGGAAAAATACTAATACAACACATATAGCAATTGTAATAAGCATGATATGTTGAAACCTCCCTGAGAATGTAATATAATAAATTTTGAAAAAGGGATAGCCCGAATTAACGGGCTTTGTAACAATGGATTATTTTTCATCTTGGTTGTTGTGCTTTCGGTCTAGATAACCGAGGTGCCACAATCTAAGTTGTTTTATTAACGCTGGTATTCGGAGCGCAATTCCGAACGCTAGCGTTTTTATTATGTCCTCCACTTTTACACCCCCTTTTTCAAGAGAGTTTGTAAGGCGCTTGATTACCTTACAAAATTCATTATACAGACTTTGTACCAATATCGCAACATATTTTATACATTTTATGCAAAATTCCTGCGTTGCCACCCATTTTTAAGGTGGAAAATAGACAAACCCCTTGCGCCTCTAATGCTAAACCCATGCGTTGCCCAAAACACCCCTAAAAAATATTCCCAAACTTATAAAAATACGTGTTAGGGAATAGCCTATGTAATAATACACTTTCTATATTCCCTATACTCTATTTTTTAACTCAATAGGAACTTTTATGGAACCAGGGCAACGATAGACCTTAAAGTCAACGGGCTGTTGGTGTTTACCCGTTGCCCAGGTTAGAAATTCAGGGCAACCAAGTGGAACCAGGGCAACGCCTCGAATTCGAGATGATTTTTAGGGCAACACACATATTTATGCACAAAAAATGTCTGTTTTGCATATATTATGAATATATTTTGCATAAAATAAAAACGACCTATGAACGGTCGCTTGAATAATTTGAGTGTAGGAATGAGAGATAACAACCTAAGAAACACAACACAGCCATGTAGATAGCCCCTAGCATTCTCTCTATTCCTAATGTAACTGTAAATAGTAAAAAGATTAGAGCTCCCAACCCTAACGCTTTCATTAATTCCCTTAAATGTAATAACAAATTTATCCCTCCGAAAAATGCTTACTTTTCCATTCTATACAAATTTGAATATGTGGTAAACGTTATTTTTCAAAATTGAACATAAAAAAATAGGGCAAGCACAAACCAAAGTGCCTACCCTAAAACATAATATAGTATTAATTAAGTGAAGTGTATTTATAATAACAAATTTTAGTAAATTTCAACAACCCTTAGACGTTCATGCCACACCCAGCCGTTATTGTTAGAGCTGTAAACACGAGCCCAACCGTCCAAGATTTCAAATATATAGAAATCGTCATAGCCTGCTTGATACGTTTCATTTGTGAGGTTCCAGCTGTAGTTGCCTTTACTTCCTGAACGTTTTGCAATCGTAGCGCCGTAGTAATCGAGTTTACTTCTAAATTTCGCACTACGACCCCACTTGATTGTATCTGGTGGAATACCTCCAACTCTTAACTTGCTAGCTTGTTTCGCTTTCTCTTTTTGGCTAACGGCCTGCTTGTCAGGTTTGTCGTGTTTACTGTCGCCACCTGCTGGCTTGTAAATCTCAGTAATACGCAAACGCTCATGCCAAACATAACCGTCGTTGTCAGGACTGTAGACACGAGCCCACCCGTCACGAATTTCATAAATATAGAAAACATCGCCCTGGCCATACACCTCATTAGTCAACGTCATCACATTGTTGTGGTTAGGTCTGCAAATCGTAGCCCCTGCATTGTCTGCAACTGCTTTGAAATATGCTTGATTTGACCAACCCAGCTCCTTAGGTGGTACTGAGTTAAGTTTCAACGCTGAGCCTGAGCCTGTTTCTTTAGGCGCAACGACACCAATGTCAGCAAGGTCAACACTGTCGTCAGCAAAGTCAGGAACGATGAAGTGAGTTAAACCTGAGTAGTCATCTACTCTTAGCATTGCTGGCGTGTTAGCGTTAGTGTCATAGTTCTGTTCAAGGATTGTAAAGGACTCTGTGCCTCCTGAGTTATCCCACACTAAGCCTGTATGACCCCATTTCGAATATATGCCTGTTGTGTAAACTGCGATTGAGGTTACAGGAGGGATATAGTCAGTTGTGTTCTCGACTACTTTCCAGCCTTTTGGCATAACGTTGTTGATAAGGTCTTTCGCATTACCCCAAAATCGTACGCCGTTTGTAACATGGTGCACAAAATCAGTGATAACGTCGACACACTGATAAGCAAACTCGCCGTCAAAATCAATGTACTGACCTTTCATACTGTGCATGTACTCAATAGCCTCTTTAAGCTCAACATTGGATTGAGGCGATTTTGTAGGTTTCTCTGTTGTTGGTTCGCTCAATTCTTTTGAGGGCTCTTCTGAGCTATCTTTCACGCCACCTATGTATTTATTAACCAATTTATCTAAACTGCTTATGTTCCTGCTGTAGCCTGCATGTTCGAGCAAATTACCAGGGTCAACTTTTCCTGCTTGCAAGTCCTGATGTCCTGGCATTTCTGTCTTATGGTCAATCTTCCAATAGTCACAAAGGTATGCCAGCACTCGTGCCAAGTTATCGAGCGACTTCTTAGAGCGTGTCTTATCTGTGAAATAAGAGCCCTCAACACCGAATGCTACGTCGTTAGCGTCTGCACCGTACCAGGCGTTGTCCGTTGTTGCGTTGTAGAGCACGTGCCACGCTTTCTCAGTCACAGGAATACAAATGATTGCCTCTTTGTCATCAACAAAGATGTGAGCACTTGCAACAAGCGCCCAGCTGATATTGAATGAGTTTCTGTAATAGTCGACGTTGTCCTGCGCCGTAGTGTCTAAGTTACCCGTGTCATGTGCCACTGCAAATGCTGGCGTTCCTGATGTTAACTTTTGGCCACTGCGTCTTGTTCCGATAGGTAATAACTCGTAGCGTACAGGCACGCCATTCCATTTTTCTGTCATTACTTAACACTTCCCCCACCAATTTTAGTATTTTCTTTCGTTCTGCCGTCACGTTTTTTGAATGTTTCCCATAAGCCAGTGGCCATAAGTCCACTAATCAAACCAGCTAACAGTCGACCACCGAATGAGAGCTCTGTGACGATTTCAGGAATGAAAACAGTGACGCCTCCAATAACTACACCGATAAGCATAGATAGCGCAGGGATAACTGTCTTAGGAACACCCTTAATTCTTTTTATTGCCTCTGTTATTGCTATTGTTAAAACTGAGATTACCCCAGCAAATGCGATTATCTGTTCCAAAATTTGCCTCCTAAATGTAATTAAAATAAAAAGGCCACTGCCTGACAGGCAATGACCCTAAGCTCGGCTAACACCCTACGCCGAACCACATGCAAGTTAAGAATGAACCTGCAAAAGTAACTAATTTAAATGTCTTAGATTTCATCATGATAAGCACCTCCTTTCAAAGAGTCGCTATGCCTATCACACAAACATTTGAATAACTGCAATCACAAAAGAGCCAATGAGAGGCACAGCAATACCAATGACCCATCGGCGCTGTGATTTAATCTCTTTTCGGCTCTCGTCTCTCTCTTTTTTATGAGCTGTAAGTTCATCATTGAAACGCTCAAGTGTTAAAGTGATTTCTTTGTTAACAACTTTCTGCTCGAACTGCCCCTCTTTGACCACGTCTAGTGAGTTTCTGACATTGTCTGAACTCTCTTTTTGAGATTGAAAATTGCTGTCTATTTTTTGGTCAATACGGTTGAAATAATCCTCGATTTTTTGGTCGAGTTTTCTGTCTTGATTTCTCAAATCTGTTATTTCACTGTCTTTAATACGTTTCAGCTCAGTTTCTACATTTGTGAGCCGTGAGTCTATACTATCCATTTGGCACACCCCTCAATTACTCATCGTCATGTTCTAACTGTGATTTGTATGCCTCTAATTCTTTAGTAGTTTCTACTAGCTGAATGTGTAAGTTGATAGATTTTTGCATTTCTTCCTGTAATCTCGCCATTAATACTTGTTCACTGATACTGTTATTGTTTTGTCCCATTTTCCAATGCCTCCAGTTTTTCGTTTAGTTGTTGAATTGCTCTAAATGAGTGGGCAATCATGTCATACAAATTAACCCCGTCGCCATCAATAAAGTTTCCAGGCGTGTTGTAACTGTCGCCTATAACTAACCCATAATGCTTTTTATCATCATCATTATTTTTATATTTAAATGTGTATAGGTCTGTTTCTTTAGAGATTACTGACAATGCGTCATCTTCCCATTGATTGATGTTTTCTTTGTATCTTTCAAGTGATTTGTTGTTAAAACCTGAGGCCTGAACTTCTTTATACATAGGGTTCCCATTGTTATAACCGTTCATATCAGTAACTCTCAAAGCACCGTTTACACAAGCATATAAATTTGTGTTTTTTGTCAGCCAGTCGCCCTGAAAACCTGCACCGTAAAAGTACCCTGAGCCTATGTCGCCGTTGTCGTTAGTGGCGTACACAACAGGTAGCTGTTTGGAAAATCTTATGCCTGAGCCCATTTTTGTACCTGAGCCCGTGAGATTTCCATACAATAAAGCCCCGTCAGTTTCTAATGCGCTGGGGTTATCTTTAACATAGAATTGAAACTCATTTACCCCCATTCGAGTATTTGAAAATGGCCTCATATAAACTGAATATTTGTTACTGCCTATGTTTACAGTGTCATCGGCCTCTATGACCATTCTGTTAGAGTCAGACCTTAGAGCGACAACGCCAAGACCTGATTGTAAGGTCACACCCCTTGCGTCGCCCCCATATGTGTAGTCGAAAAATTCTAAGGTACCTGACGCCTCTCGAGGGTTTCCGTCCAGGTAAGTTGAAATTCCGAAATCAGAGACATAGACAGAACGGTCATTATCATTGTTCCTAAATCTTAAATGGCCATCTTTAAATCTTGTGAAAACATTATTTGTTGATACACCACTTTGCCAAGTACGCTTATAAGTTCCATACAGCGTCATTTCATCATTTTTCATGGTTATATATTTGTCGCCATCGCCTCCGACAACATTGACAAGGTTTGCGTCTAGCGTACCACCCCTTATGTAATCAGCATTTAATGAGCCTGTTGTAATCAAACTAGCGTTTATGGCTCCACGAGTGATAGCGTTGTGGAACGTTTCGCCTCCATCTTTACTGACACCCAATCCACTTGAATTTAAGAGTGTCACATAGTTAGGATTGCTTTTATCTACAGCAACAATGCCCTGCTCACTGAAAGTCAGCTCGCTCGATGTTTTCTGTAGCATTTCAGTCGCCTCATTGATTGCTCTAGGTAAAACTGATTGACGTATTTTAGTACGCCCAGCAATCAGGTCGTTCATGTTTGAAATCGCACCTGCTTGACTTTGTCTGTATCTGATTTCACGTTTAGGGTCGCCGACAACAATTGATTGCTTAGTAACAATGTGATGTGCGTCTCTTGTTGTTTTAATCTCGTGTATTCTTAGCAACCTGTTGAAATTAATTGTGTCGTCAATGACAGGTATCTCATCGCCAATTTCAGGTTGAGCAAATGGGTAGTTTTGGCCAAGCGCTACGAAATCAAGTTCGATTGACAATTTAGCTGACTGCTCGACTAAGTCCTCGAGTTGCTTATCAAGAGTCGCTCTCTTAGTAATACGACCATCTGTGATAGGTGGCGCCTCTCTGATACCGAATAACTCAATCATAGGACTTTCAGCATTTTCAGGATATTCACGAGTTAGGTTGGCCTCGTGCATGTTGTCCTCGCCCTCATAATCGCCATAGCCTCTAGCGTATGTATAGAAATTAGTTGCGTCCTCTTCAAAGCTGATGTCATTTGCGTTCAGCCTTTTAGAAATATAATAAGCTGGACGGCGTGAAATACGCTCGCCCAACTTGAAAGTTTTTGAGGCTGGCTCATATTGGAACTCAAAACCGTAACGCTCTAAACCTTTTAGGAACATGTCAAACTTAGATTGTCCGTCGCCTGCATTTTCCCACTCTTTAGCATATGCGTCATTGAGCATAGTGTAGCTGTACGGTGTGCCGTCAAATATTCTGTTGAAAAAGTCTACTGCTGTGCGACTGCCTGTGATGTTCTCATACACTCTATGAGTTTCTAAATAGTCGAATTGCTCCTCTTTCGCTGTAACCTCAACTATCTGCTTATCTTTTAAGGCTTTACGTTTCGCAAGCACAACAACATACACCATTTTGTCGTCTCTACCTGTTACGTTCTCAACGTGCCACAACTTAGAAATGTCATTGATAAAGTTCTCTGTTTGCCTGTTCTCAATGACATTGAACGTAAGCATACCGTCGCCATTCATTCTAACTGTGTGGTTGGTTACAGTCTCGACAGGGTAGGCGTTCCCTTTTAGGTCTTTAAGTATTAAAGCCATTTAATGCACCTCTCACATTTCATTAGTAGGTTCTTTGTAATCAGGATTAATTTCAAATTCTCCCTTTTTATACAAAAAATATTTAGGGGAAAAGACGTCGACAAAGTTTGCTGGCGCTTTCTCATAGGAAACGCCTATTTGTCCTGAAATCCCCCCTATAATTGCATAACCGACAACTTCGTCTTTATCATTTAAAGTTAATTTTAATTCATCATTTCTGTTTTCATCTTCGTTTTGAAACTCCATTACATAACCCCCGTAACTCTAATTATTTCAGGCATATAATCTTTTCCCGTCGCTGTGTCAGACTCAACACGTACACTCGTCTCTATATTCACATGAGATGGATTATTTGAGTCGACTCTCATGCTTGTTTCAATCAACGTCGCCCCATTACCTGTGTTGCCTAAGTTGAACACTCTCATAACATAATAACCTCTCTGAAATCGGCCAAATGCTGAGTCAGCACCTCCTATATGATTTAAGTCAAATATTAAATAACTATACTTTCTAGGGTCGTCTTTTAGCGTCAGTTGAGAGCTCGAGTCCGAAAAACTACCGTCAAATAATTCTATCTCAGTGCCACCTACAGGCTCCCACTCATTCCACTCGTTATAGTATATCTTTACAAACTCTTGATTTGAGTTGTAAGGTCTGAACCTAATATGTTTTAAATTATCATAATTACTACGAATAGAAACCTCTGTAAAGCCAGCTGTTGAAGTCACAGGCAAGTCTATTGGTGTACTTGTCGTATAGTGAAAACCAGGCTCTAAGGCGTGTAGCTTATCATAATCCTCGGCCAATGAAATTGTTCTATAAGCGCCCTTGTCTGTAGTAAGTTTATATTTCTGCCAGTCGCTAGTGTCGACACTTTGAAAATCGTTGAGAGCGTCCAATGCGTCTTGCTTAGCGTTCTCAACTTCAACAAGTGTCGTATCTCGATTGCTGGTAAGTTGCTCTAAGTAATCATTGAACATTGTTGTAAGTTCTGACGTTTTACCTTTCAGCGCCTCTGTAGTTTCGCCTATTTGGCTCTCAGCCTCTTGCTGTGCTTTGTTAACTGAGTCTATAGCCGTTTGCTTAGTATTTTCTATATTGCTCTCAGATTGGTTCTGTGTGCTTTCTATAGAGCCTATTGCTGAGTCTTTTGTAGATTGCACCTCTTGAGTGATACTTTGTATTTTAGCCTCATAGGTTGAGACGATTTCTGCTAACTCTTTTTTGAACGGCTCGAACGGGTCGAGGTCAATCTCGTTGAACGGTTGCCATTCATCATGAACGTACGCATAAACTTTTTGCTCATCTATAACAGTGATAAGAGATTTGTCCTCAGCTGTTGCTGGGAGCTGGTCAGATGTTTGAACAGGCTCGAGCATTTTCATTGTGTTAGCGCCTTTGATTTCTTCCCACATGTTCTCACTAAGTCGCTTATCAGTTGTTTGTATCTCGTTGTATAGCTCCTTATAGTTTTGGTTGTGATTGTTCATGTTATTAAGGTCTAGGGGCGTAGTAATTTCTTTTCTTGCCATACTGAAATGACCTCCTAATAATAGTAGTACCTACATTCGATTTGAGCCTCTATGTTGTAGTTGCTATCGAATAGTAAGTCGTTTCTGCCTGCACGCATAACAGGTATGCCGTAGTTTGTACTGTTTAAGATACTAAGGCCGTTTTTGAAGTAACTGCTAGACTCGTATGTGACTACGTCGCCTTTTTTGATGTTTGCGTCCTCTGTGTCAATTTCACACTGTGTGCCGTTAAAGCCGAACTTGATTTTGCCTGATGGCTCACTGTTAAATTTCAACCTGATAACTAAATGCTGGTTGAATTGGTCTATTGGAACGTTGCCGAAGTTGTATACCTCATGCTCTTTTTGTTCGTTGATGTCGAACGTATATTGCCATGTGTCAGGGTCTCGAGAGAGCCCCATACCATACGACCAAATAGGATTGCTTGCATTGTTCAATCCGTCACGCTCAAGGTCGAGAGAAGTCCCAACACTTTCAGCGAACGGCAACTCTGTTGTTGTGAACGTCATTGAGCCTGTACCTTTCAGCCCTTTTTGCTCTAATTCTTCGCAAGCGCTAAGTTGCACAAAATAACGTTTGCCTGTAGATACCTCGTTGTCGCCTTGTGGGCTATCGAAAACAGTGTCATAGCCGTATTGGTCAACTGACAGTGCTGTATCATTGAATGACGTGTCTTTAAATTCATATTGTTGTCTTTGAGGTCTGCGCATTTCCTGCACATAGAATGGCTGGTCATCATAAACCAGCTCTGAGATTAAGTCCCTATACAACGGATAAGACGCCAATGTTTCAGCAACAAAAACAAAAGGAACGCTTATTGTGCGCTCCTTGAATGTTGTGCCTGCGTCAAATGTTCCGTGCAAGCCTTTTATGTCTCTTTTCTCGTGCTCTACCTCAATAGGACTTATGACAACGTCTTTCACAGTAACGCCGTATTGCCCCAGCGTGTAGCTGGTGCCGTCTAGCTTAGTGATTTTTAAGTCCATTAGTTAAGCCTCCTAGAATGAAAGTACCTCGCCATCACGAGCGTTAACGCCATTTACCTTAGCTGTTAGCACTTCGTCATCTGTGTCGAGTTGTATATGTAATGTTGTCTTGCTAGGTTCGGCCTTGAAAGTGCTTGTATGGTTAGCTTGCACTTGGCCTCTAGTTGAAAGGTTGCTCAACTCTCGGTTGATACCTTGCACCATAGGCTTAGCTTGCAAGTCAGGGCTGAACCCACTTGTCATAGCTTGTGCAATTCTGCCTGTGTCACGTACAACTTTCTTGCCTCGGTCATTAAGCCCGATTTGCATACCCTGCATAGTGTATTGACCGATTTCTTTGAACACTTTCGACGGCGAGTGTATGCCTAATAGTGATTTAGCACCATTTACGGCACTAGATACAACGCCTTTAGCAGCGCTCACTAATGAGCCAGCCATCTGTTTAATACCGTTTATCATTCCTCTGATTAAATCTGCACCAGCTGACACCATCGCACCAACGAATGACTTCGCTGAGCTCACAGCATTTTGAACGCCTGATGTTACTGCGCTGACAACACTGCTCATGCCTGATGTTACTGCGCTGATAATGCCACTCATTGCTGATGTGATTGCACTTAGTACGCTGTTCCAGCCTGATGTTACTGTGCTGACAATAGATGATATGAACGAGCTTATTGTGCTGACAATAGATGACCACACACTCGATACGGTCGACGCAATAGAGCTGAGGATTGATGAAATCGTGCTCATTACGCTGTTCCAGCCTGATGACACTACGCTGACAATCGTTGAAATGACTGAGCTTATCGTGCTAACAATTGATGACCACACGCTCGATACCACTGACGCAATAGAGCTGAGGATTGATGAAACCGTGCTCAGTACACTGCTCCAGCCTGACGACACAACGCTGACAATCGTTGATATGATTGAGCTTATTGTACTGACGATTGATGACCAAATGCTCGATACGATTGACGCAACCGTTCCGAAAATTGATGATGTCGTGCTAGAAATCGCTGACCACGCTGAACTCACTGCACTGACGATACTTGAAACGATTGAGCTTATCGTGCTGACAAGGGAGCCCCAAATTGAGGACGCTATGCCGACCAATCCTGACCACATAGAACTCGCTGTGCTAGTTATTGCTGACCAAATAGAGCTAAGTACGCCCACCAATCCTTGAACTACGGACTGTATCGCTGTAACAATGGCCTGCCATATGCTAGAGGCTACGCCCTGCAATGCTGACCATGCTGTCGAGGCGTTTTGAGTAATGCTGTTCCATAAATTAGAAAGCCAATCTCTTAAAATACCGAATATGTTCTGCGCCATAGTGACGATGGCCTGCCAAATAGCTTGGCCAGCTGATTTGATAGTTTCCCATGCACCCTGCCAGTCTCCTGAAAGAGCTTGAAGTAATGCCGTTATAGTGCTAACGATTACCTCCATCGCAACTGTAATGACCATTTTAATGATTTCCCACACAACCTGCGTCGTGGCCTTAATGGTGTTCCAGGCCTGTTGCACGATTGGTGCGATTAGGTTTACTGCCGTCTCTACTACAGCAACAATTTGGTTCCAAGTATTAACGAATATAGGAACTAAAGGCGCTACAATTTCTTGTATTCTTGAAATCAATTGAGAAACGAACTGCACAATAGCCTGAACTGCTTGTATAACAGCTTGCTTAATAGCCTCCCACGCTTGAGTCATTTGAGCTCTTAACTGCTCTGAGCTTGCCATTAACGCTACAAATATTCCTATCACTGCTGTTACTACGCCGATAATTGCCCAAACAGGCGCTGTGATTGCCCCAAAGGCTGTTGCCAACGCTGATAATGCACTAATAACCATAGTTCCTACCGATGTAAAGCCAAAGAATTGAGCTATCAACGGTAATATACCACTTGTGACTGCAAGTATTGCTGGGATTACAGCCATAAACGCACCTGCTAAAGTGGCCAACACACCAAGTAAAGCACCAATGATAGGGTGCGCTTGTGTTAAATTAGCAAGCCACTCAGTGAAAGCGTCTGCTACTCTGAGGACAGCTGAGGCAAGAGGTGCCATGCCTACTGCCATGTTGATAATAACGTCTATGATATTTCCTATTAGACTAAGAAGTATTGGGCCATTTTTTTGAACGTAATCAACAAATTGCTGGAACCCGTCTGACTCTGCGATTGTAGAACTCCACTGCTCGAAACGGTTAGCCATTTGAGCTAGTGACTCGAAAATAAGTTGCGAGTTAGGCGCAAATGCTTTCATCAAGTTAAATATTCCCTTGAATGTTGAGCCGAATATCTCTCTAATCAATGGCAGGTTTGTTTTAACATAGTTAGTAAAGTCCTGAATGGCTGTACTGCCCTCAACACTGTTTGCCCATTGATTGAATGATTTGCCCATATTCTCAAAGCCTTTTGACACCCACTCAGTAAGTGGCGCAAGTTCGGTAATCAAAGCAACAAAGCCTGAACCGAAGTTACCTAGTGCGCTAAGCATATTATTAAAAATCTTAACGCCTGTAGAGCCCATCATGTCGAAAAATCTAGTTGCTGTTTGTGATTCTTTCGCCCATCTCAATGTAGCCTGGCTGGCTTTTTCCATGCCTTGAGCCACACCATCTAAGAATGGAGTTAATCCTTTCAGGGCAACTTTTGCCATGTTCACTGCATTTGCAAGTGTCGTAAATATCTCAGATTGGTTCTGAGCAACTACACCTTGCCATGCTGATTTAAGGCTGTCGACTGCTGAGCGATACTCTTCAACTTCTTGAGTAACTGCCAGCGTGCCATCTTCGACCATTTGTAATGCACTCATGGCCATAGCACCAAACCCGACAACGCCAGCACCTGCTGTTGCAAATGCACCAACAAGTCCAACTGCTCCCCCAGCAACTACAGCAATTGCGTTAAGCACTGCCATCAAAGCAGGTACAAGAGAGGCGATTGCTGGTACTAACATCGTGATACTTGAAAACATTGTACCTTTGAACATGTTACTTGCTACTGTCCCAACTGTTCTGATACGTGTTGCTAAACTGTCGAGAGCACTACCGTAGTTATCAATTGCTCTTGAAACAGCTCTGACTGCATTGAGAGCGCCTCTTGAGTCAATGCTTAACCGTGTGCGATGTCTATTTGGTATAGAGCGTAGTATTGCTTTAAATCTTTCAATAGCCGAAATAGCTGACGAGCTGTCAACGTCTAGGCGTGACTTTGCTCTCATACGGCTGAATGACGCCATTTGCTTACGAGCGCTGACCATCTTACGTTGGAACTCTGAAATGTCGGCACCTATACGAGCGTCTTGAATATTCTTTGCTACTTGCTCGAAGTCTCTTGCGATAGCTTTAGCTCTTTGCATTTTGCTTGTAAATCTTGATGTGTCTGCGTCGACATTTGCCTCTGCGTCCGAGCCATCAAAACTATTTAGGCTCCTTTTAGCGCTGGCCATCTTAGTTTGAAACTCTGCTATGTTCGCACCGATACGAGCGTCCTGAACACTCTCTGCTTGACGTTTAAAGTCTGTCAGTGAACGACTTGCTGAGTTCAACTTACGATTGAAACTAGAGGCGTTCAAATCAAGGTCGGCGTCTGCCTCAGAGCCGTCAAAGTTGTTTAGCTCACTTTTGGCCTGTTTCATTTTAGCCATAAAGTCTTTTATGTTCGCACCAATGTCAGCGTCTCTAATACTCTCAGCAACACGTTTAAAGTTCTTTGCAACTTGTTCTGCTGACTTCATTTGCTTTTTAAACTTGGACGTATCTGCGTCTATCTCAGCACTGATTTTATATTCAGATTTAGCCACGATATACCCTCCAATCTATTTTTTATTATGGTTTTTGATTTGTTTTAAAACGTCTAGCGATGGTTTGTTTTTATCTGCCTTACTGTCAGGGTTCTCAAGTTCAACAGGCAAGCCTTTATTCAATCGCTTAACGTTTTTCTGATAATCTATCAAGTCATTGACTGAGCTGAGGATATACTCCTCTTTCTTGTTCTTACCGACGCCAACCTCACGCTTAGCCTCAACGTCTCTGATTGCAAACGCCAATTTGTATGTTTGGTACTCTTCTTTGAGCAACTCATACTCTAAGGCGTACATGCGATAGTTGAACTCACGTAGAGTCATAGTGTCGATGTAGTCAATGTCGTAAATGCCTAACTCACTCATACACAGAACGACTACACGGTCATATGTGAGTGGGTCAGACTCTTCACTTACTTGCTTTGTTTCTTCGGTTTGTACTCGTCGGGTACTAGGTTTTGGGTTGTAGGTCTCTTTCCCAGTTCCTTGATGATATTCTCGCCGAACTCTTCAAAGCCCTCATTTTCAGCAATCTCGTCAAGAATTTCGTCAAGGTCTGACTCTTTAGGTGCTTTCTTGTGATGTGCTGTAGTTGCAAGAATAACCTCGCCAATAGTGATTGGGTTTCCTTGAGCTAAGTTAGGAACTAAAAGCTGTAAGCCTTGTCCGATACTCATTTGTTCGATTTCCATGCCTAAACGTTTGTCGATGATAGATAATGCTTTAAAGCCGAATGATAAGTCGATAGTTTTGCCTTTGAATTGAATTTCCATAATAAAAATAACCTCGCTTGTATGTTTTAGTTAGTAATAAAAAAGAGAGGGCTTTGCGCCCTCATATGTAGTTAGACTGTTTCTGTAGTGTCCTCTGTAGAACCTGTGTCCTCAGTTGCTCCTGAGTCGTCTGTTTGCTCTTCACTTGCACCCTCGTCAGGTTGTGGGATATTCTCGTCAGGTGCGTCAGCAAGTCCGTCGTCTGCTGGGTCATCTGCTGTAGTGTCGTGGAAACCATAAGCCTGTTTGTTTTGTTCAACAATTTCAGGTAATGACGCCCAGCCTCTTTGTTTCTTAGCGTAAACGCCGAACTCAGTCTCGAACTCTGCAATGGAGTCAGCCTCGTTGGTACGAGTGATTGAGTTGAAATGTCCTTGACGATACTCAGCCTTGTATTTGCCCTTATTCTCGCCTGTACCTTGAACACGCTTATTGATAACCCATAACTCATAAGGTACTGCGTCCTCTGTAGCGTCCTCGATTTCGTCGCTTAGCTCGTCGTCAACGTCCATATAAGACGTGATAGTTACTGTCGACTCACGAGTACCTCCTGAGCTAACTGAGCCGTCAACTGTAGCCTCGTTGTCCGTGTCTCGCTCTGTTTCACGTTCTAACTCTGTAATCCACATGATTTTGTCTGCCTCTGTAGCGTCGCCTAACTTACGGATTAACGCTAACTCGTCGGAACCTTGTTTAATTGCCATATATAAATGCCCTCCTGTTTTTCAACATAATAAAAGGCAAGCCCTAGACCAGGCCTGCCCTATGACGCTCTGTAAGTTGCGTCTATAACTGTATGCTGTAATACTTGGTTTGTTGTTGTGTCTGTTGCGTCTACTGTGTCTAAATTCTCGAGAGTCACTCTGTAGGACGGGAGCATTTCAACATTAAGTAGAGTTTCTTGTATCTGTATGTATACCCTGTCAGCACTGGCAAGGTCGTCCTCCGTGCACCACAAGTGAGCTCTCACTGTTGGCGTACCTGAATAATTATCAATACTCATTACGCCGATACTGTCCTCGACGTCCTCAAGCACGATAAATGGATAGGGTAGCTCTTGATGTAACTCTTTCGTTCGTACAACGGGAACCCCCAGCGCTCTGAAAGATTTAAAAAGATAATTAAATAGCTCGAATTTTGCTGATTGTTTAGCCATTAGTTTTTGTCCCTCCTTAGTTGAGCAATCTCTCAAGGTCTGCGTTTACCTGAGCACCATATTGCTGGTAAATCTGTTTCATGAATGTTTCAGGCTCCATGTACCTGGTGCCGTACTCAAGAAAGCCTGAATAATGTGCGTTTGATGTGATAATGTAACTCATTTTTCCCTGCTTAGTATCTTCAATCATGCTGGCGAGGTTGCCCGTCCAGTAACCTTTGACCATGACTTTGCGAGCCTCCAACACTGTATCTGCTCTGAACTCTCTAGCATTTTCTTTCAGAATGTGGTCGACGTCGTCGTCAATGGTCTGTTGGTTTCTCTGTATTCTCTTAATGAGTTTGTTAACGCCTGTAATCCTCATTTAGTTAACCTCTTCAATATAGAAAACCGTGTCTTGTCTATATCTAACAGGCCTAACTATGAGGTATTTAACGCCATCTATATAGGCGTGCGTCACAGCCTCGTCAAAGCGATTGCTTAGTCTTATGATACTTATATCACGAGTAACCTCCCCGAACTCTACAGCTGTACGCTGAGGCGAGAGAGGCGACTTGTTGCAAGGAACTGAGTCGTAAATTTGCTGACCAACATTTTCATACTTCCCAGTGTCAGGGTTGTATTGCTTTTGTCCCTCTTTAACAAGGGTAGCTCTATGTTCATATCTCAATAGAACTTGATACTCCCTTTTTTGCTGGAAGTAGACGGGAACTCGTCCTCGATGATTGATAGGTACTCGTCAAAGTCATTCTCTTGAAACTTTGTTGAGCGACCGTCAATGCTCTCGGAGCTCATACCCTCGGCGCCTATACGGTTGTAACGCTTAACTGCTACCTCTTCGACGACCCAATCAAGGGAACTAGGCACTGCCTCTACGTCTTTAGGGAACATGGATATTAAGCGTTTTTCCGTAACGTCGATTATCTTTTCAAGCTGGTCATCTTGCTTATTATCATTCAAACCTATAAGGAGCTTTACGCCGTCAATGTACGCCATATTACCCCTCCAATGCTTTTAATATTTCAGCTTTCGTATTGTCCTCAGTAACTTTGATGTCATGCGCCTCTGCTACTTCTAACAATTCAGCTTTCTTTGCATTGTCCGTCACGTCTACTGATATGTATTGCTCATTGTGAGCATTGTCTTTAAAAAACAGCTCCTTAAAGCGTTTAAGGGAACACTCGTAAATGTCCCCGATTGCATAACGCTTTTGAGTGTCTTTATCAATGAACGGTCGGACTACTTTGTATTGAACTTTCATACGATTGTAGCCTCCTATGTATTAGACTGTTTCTGCTGATTGGTCTGTAGAACCACCGTCAGCTTGCTCGCCTGTAATGTCTACAGCGATAACTGCGTCCACGTTTTCAGGGAACATTGAGATTGCTGACGCATATACAGTATCAGCTGTTAAACGTTGTGGTTGAATGTCATGAATGACACCTACAAAGCCTGTTTGGTCTGAGGCAAAGTTGAACGCTCTGCTCATTTCGCCTTGTGGATTAGCGTAAGCAACGTTTAAGTTTTCAGCTGTAGTCATGTATACAGTGCCTTGTGGTACGTCTGCGAACTCGATTACTTGCACACCTACATATGGTGTCAATAAGTTTAAACCGAATTGAGAACCGTTTGAGTTGATGAAACCATCTGCCAAGTGGCCTGCTACGTCGTTAGGGTTAACTAATGCGATTGGCGTCACTTCATCATCAAGTAATACTGATAAGTTAGCACGGCCACGAGATAACGCACCTTGTAAGTTCTTACCTGATAACACCTTAGTGTTTGTACGGTCTGCATTGTTCACAGCGTCCTCAATAGAGTTAAAGAAGTCAGTTCTGAATTTCTTCTGCACATAGCGAATAAGCTCTGCGTCTGTACGGTTGATTGCTAAGTCATAACCGTGTGACTGAATAGCCTCAGCTGATGTTGACTTACGGAACTTACGGAACTCAAGCTCTGTGATGTTAACAAGTTCACGTTCAACTTTAGTTAACGGAATGATTTCGCCCTCTTCAACATTGCCGTTAGGAGCCTCTGACTCTACTACATTGAAACGATATTGTTTTAATGCTGAACCAACGTTCATTGGGATTTTGTTTGTGATACTTAACGCCTTAAATAATTTGTTTAAGCGCTCGCCCATTTTGTTTGCGAAGTCAATCGACTTTGCCTCGCCTAATGCCTCTACATCAATTAAGTTATTTTCTACTGCCATTATGTAAAACCTCCGATAGTTTGTTTAGAATAAGTGTCTGTTTTGAGCGATTGCTCTTTGTCGCTGTGAGTCGTCTTGAATGTTCATGATATCCTCACGACTCAATGAGCCTGTAGCTTGAAAGCTCTTAGGCGTGCCCTGTGTCAGTTTAGCCTGTACCTGCTCTTTAACCATTTTGTTAAGCACATCTGTAAATGCTTTGACGTTCTCGCTTGTTTGGTCAGCTGTGTCAGCTGTAACAATCTCAAGCAACTCGTCATCTGCTCCAATATCTTTTTCCTTGAGCATGTCCTTAGCTGTCTGTTTCATTTCGTTGCGTGCCTCTTTAGCCTTGTAAGCGTCCAGCTCTTTTTGCATTTGCTCTCGCTCATATTCAGCCTTTTGGTCTTTGTTCATTTTTGCTAACTTCTCAGCCTCTTTGACTGCGTCCTCTTTGTTTTTCTTCTCACGTGCTAAACGTTCTTTAAGAATTTGGTCAACCTCTTCTTGTGTGAACGTCTTTTCGCCTTGCTGGTCGTCCTTGCCCTCAAGGTTTTCGTCTGTTTGGTTATCTGTGTCAGGTTCGCCCTGAGGATTGTCGCCTTGCTCAGCGAAGTGCTGTAAGTTTAATCTTAGTTTTTTACTCATATGTATTTGCCTCCATTTATAGCCCGTCGGCTCTAATTTCCATACATGCTTTTAATGCCATCAGCACGTTTTGGGCATAATAAAAAGCCACCTCCCAGCAATAGGGAAGTAGCTTATATAAAGTCTTTAGGGTCTAACTCTCTTATGTTTTTTGGTTGCTCTTCTGATTTGCCCTCAGCTCTGTTGACTGGGTGCGTGTGATTGAGCTTAATGAGCTCTTTATGTATGCCGTGTAGGCTCTGTGCTATCAGTTTCAAATAGCCTATGCCTTGCCCGTTCATGATAGCTCGTCCTCCTCATTGGCGTGCTCGCCGAAGTCCTTACCATCTGCAATACGGTCATTGATAGCACTGACTTGCTCTACTGGTGTCATGCCTCTTAAAAACATCATAGGTGGCAACTCGCCGAACTTGTCCTTGTAATCTTTTCTAGCTTGCTCTAATTCTTCCATGTTACAGTCCCAACCTTTCAACAATTATTTTCAGCATTTGGATATAGAGAGCGTACGATTTAGGTAATTCTTTTTCGTATATTTCCCTCTTGTTCTCGTCCATAAACGCCTCTGACATTTCTGCAAAGGCCTCGAGGTTCGCCTGTAGAGGTGTTTTGTATGCTGGGTGTTTCTTCCAATAAGATTTACCGTGACCATATGCAATGTTGAAACTGCCATTTGTAGCACCCTCAATCATATCTGACAGGCCACTTGAATGTCCTTGATGATATTGTTCTCTGAGCTTTCTGACCATGACTGTACGGCCATTATTTAAACGTGGTTTATAAGCATGGTTCCATGTCTCAGTGTCGCCGTTCTTGTGTGCGTCTTTCAGCACTTTGAGCTCTGCTTTTGCCTTAGCGTCTAGCTCTTTTTTGATTACCTCTGCTAACGTCTCAACGTTCCCTTTTTCATCTGCCTCATAGTTGGTAGGGTCTGCTGAGAAAGCACCACTCAGCATGTTTTTAGAGCCTTTCAGGTCTCTGTGCACTGCGTGGTCAATCATATGTGAGAACTCGTGAATTACTGTGCTGTAACCGTCATCGCCCTCACGCTTATTGTTGCCTATGCCGAGCACATCACGCTCGCCTAAATTGCTTGTACTCATTACAACCTTTTCATTCAATGGGTTGAAGTGAGCGCCTCTGCGTCTGTTAGGCTGTTCGATGACCATTTCATCTGCGAAGTGGTTCCATATTCTGCGATACTCTTGAGCACCCTCAGCGTCTTTGTTGTATTCTAGCTTACGTTTAAGCTCTGCTGTTTGCTCTTCGCCTAACGCCTCTGATAGGTTATCGTTAAAGTGTAGCTCATCAGGCTCGTCGTCGTCCCAATCCATACCCAAGTCGATAACGTCGTCCTCTTCGTCCTCGTCGTCTATGAGCTCGAAGTCATCAAGGTTATAGCGTCCCTCACGTTCTTTGAAAAACTCGTCACGCCAATTCCTTTTAGCTGGTATCGTTGTCGACCTGCAATGTGCATGTAGTGGTGGGACATTCACGCCCACTATGATATTTTTCACTTTAACTCTGTTGCCGTTGTGGTGCCTGCACTCGTCTGAGGTCTTATGGTCTAGCTTAGCAACGAACTCTATTTCAGAGTCGCCGTCCATCGTAGCTTGATAGTGTAGCTTTTGAGCCTCTGACTGAACTCTTGACGTTTCAGTGATAAGCAATCGCTTAGCGTCTGACGTAGATACGCCCATTTTCTTTTTAAGTTCAGGAACAAACTCGTTGGGGTGTCGACCTCTTAGCAATGAGTTCTGCACGGTCTTGAGCACCTGCTTGCGTGTCTCGTCCATGTTGCCCCAAAGTCTCTCGCTCCATTCCTGTCCGTAGAAATCAGCGTTTACTATCGCTCTGACATGGTTTGGCTTTATCCTCACTGATTGGCCTAAGATACCTGATTGCCTTTCGACTTCTCTGTCTACTGACTCAGTCAGGTATTTCTCAAGCTCAACCTCTGTGAGGGCTGTGCCATTGGCCATGATGACTGACAGCTGTTGCAAGAGCATACGCTCTCTGCTGACATACATTTTAGTGTTGTATTGTCTCAGCTCAGCATTGGCTTTCTCGCTGAAATCTTTATTCTTAACGTATTGAGCGACTCTGTCCTCGAACTCTCTGATATCAGTCTTTTGTATTTTCTTCTTAGCCTCGTCGACTGTTATGCCCTCAGCATTTGCATACTTAGCATAAAAGCTGTATATCTCATTGGCTAAGTGGCTCATTGTCGAGCTGGTAATCTTGCGCACTTCTTCGATGACCTCGTCATCTTTTTTGGCCTCAATGGCCATTATTCGCTCTGCTCTCTCACGCCAATACTTTTTGCTTTCTGTCATAGCTTATCACTCTTTCAGTGGGTCGTCACTCGTTGCTGGTGCCTCGAAACTATACTCACGTTTGTCAGCTCGTTCGATTTGTTCGTCCTCTTCTTCTTGTATCTTCTCTAGCTCTGCGCTAGGGTCGTCGATAAAGTCTAAGAGGCCAAGTCGAGTTTTCTCTGATACGGTACCAGCAAGCATGTTGACCATTTCCACATTGTCTTTCATAGACTTAGGTAAGTTAGGCGTGAACGCTATGTCAATTATTTCATGGTCATGTGCCTTAGTGCCCTCAATGTTCTTGTTGTTGAGTAGCAACTTGTAGCGTTTCATTAAGCCTTTTTTGAACAGTCGCTCTTTAGTGGCTCTTGATTGCTCTAAGCCAAACAGCTTGTATTTCATTGACTCGCCTGACTGCTGGCCTGAGAATTTCTCGTCGTTCATGTCAGGTGTATTCGTGAACTTGTGAATGTCATCTTGCAATCTAGTCTTGTAGGCCTCTGAGCCCTGCACATCATACTGCTTGTATATGTACTTAGCGTCAGCTTTGCCCTCGCCACCGTTTGCATTGATTTCAGGTCTAATATGTATCATGTTAGCGTCTTTGAACGCCTTAGCGTCCTCGCCATCAAGTTCAGCGTTGCCGATTAGTGCTAGCATTGCGTCATTAGTGTCACTCATGTAGTTTGCTGTGTCTGACTGTGCTGAGTCGTACAAGTCAATCAAGCTGAGCACGTTCTCAAAGTCGCCCTGCTTAAATTTATTGTTCAGATACTCAACGATTGGCACATCATTATAAAAGTGCTGGTAGCTCTCAACTGTCTGCGTTGCGCCGTCCTTGATTACATAGTGATGAATGTGCGTATCTGTGTACACGTCAATGTGATTTGTCTTGAGGTTTTCCTTGTCTACTGTGTCATAGTAGCGAACGCCTGCAATGACTTTCTTATCAATGTCGTGGTTATATATGACAAATGTGCTCTTAGGGTCTAAGGTCATGAACCTGTCGAGTCCGTATTCGTCTCTGAACACAATCTCATAAGCACGACCGTATATGCTCAAGTCTAATGCGACATCACTGTTCACAGCGTCGCCGTCGTTTTGGTCGTTCAGGTCATAGATTGCCTGTTGCGTCTCTTCATCTTTGTGAGTGAACGTTATCGGATTGCCTGTCAGGTACCCAACAATAAACTGCGATATGTATTTAGCAAAGTTATGAACTGCACGATGGTCAGCTTTCTCTGAGTCTTTTCTGCGCTGTCCCTCAAGTATGCCTGTGTTTTGGCTTAGGAAGTAATCCTCCAGCACCTGCAAACGGGGCACTTGGTTGTTCTTGTGCTCACTGACAATGCTGTTAAGCACGTCAATGTTCTCGAACTCTTCGACCGAGTTAGCAAGAATGTCTCTGTTTGCCTCTCTGCCAAACTTCAAATTATATTTATGTTTATTAGTTACATGATAGTGTGAGCCCAAACGTCGCACCTCCTAGAAATGGTTTTTTATTCGTCTTAACTGATTGGCTGATTTCTTGCCTTTTTTGTCTCTCAGCATAAGCTCCTCAACGCTGTAACGTAGGGCGTCTATGCTGTGATTGTATGTATCAACTGGTTCGTTGTAATATTCATCTGTGTTCTTGTCTTTTTTCCATGTGTAGTTGTTAAGCTCTTCAATCGTCTTAGTACAGCGCTCGTCGACTATAATGTCGAACTGGCTTATAAACTGTATGCCTGACATGATACTGTCAGCGCCTTTCATTGCTGGCTTAATACGCTCAATGCCTTTACGCTTTATCTCTGCAATTGATTTCTTCTCAGCACTGTCTGCTGTTATGCGTTCTTTTGCATAGCCTAACTGCTTGATTACGTTTGCTATTTCATCGTTTAACATGCCTGTTTTGACGTATTCATCAACGATATATAGCTGTTTGTTCCTAGTGTCCATTTTGACGTGTATCAAAGCACTAGGGTCATTAATGTAACCAAAGTCTAAGCCGAAGTATGACGGTAGGTGCTTAACTTCATCATGATTGATGAGCCTTTCAGTATGCTTAGGAAATACCAACTTATCGAGCGTAGCAAATTCGCCCAGCGCATATATTTTGTAATAGGCTGGGTTCCTGCTGGCCAAGTCCTCTAAGTTCTGACGAGTCATTTCATCAAGAAACTTATTATCTTTGTAGCTTGATTGTTGTATGAGCGTGTTCTTGTGAGGCTCGCCTGTAAAGAAATATTTATATACCCAATTGAGCTTGCTCACAGGGTTGAACATTAAGAATATCTGTTTGTTGAGATGTTTCTTCTCTCTCAGCCTTAAAGTGAGCTGTGTGTAGTCATTCAAGTGAAACTCTGAGGCCTCTTCCATTACTACATCACTGATACCTTTAATTGATTTGATTTTCTCGCTATTATCCATGCCCTTGAACAGGAACACAGCCCCGTTAGGCAATGTAATTCGATTGTCTGTTTTGTTCCACTCGCAAAAGTCCCATATTGCAAAATCAACCAGGCAACCTTTTACGTCCTGGAATAAACTGTCTGCAATCGTTGCTCCGACTTTCCTGAGCCATAATATCTTGCGTGGGTATTTCCAATCCTGTAAGGCTTTGAGCACGACTTTCTGAACTACGCCGTGCGACTTGCCTGACGAACCACCACCATAATGCACCTCTGTGAAATGGCTGTAATCTGTTAGGATATTGAAAATATTTCTGTTAAATACTTTTGCTGGCTTAGGAAAGTTAAGATTAATTGTCGCCGTCGTCATCGTCATAAGCTCCGATGTTCAAATCAATGTTACGCTGAGTGATTTCTTGCTTGTCTGTAAAGATTGCGTATCGTTTACCCAGCAACTCTGCTGACTTGATACGTTGTGCTGTGTCTGCTCTCTTAGTGTGCTTTTCTACATCTGATAAAAAGTCGCCCTTAGGCACAACGATATTTTCCTCGTCCACCTCTTCGCCTCTCATGACTGATGTAAGGAATTGGAGCACTTCATCTTGTTCGGCAATTGTTTTCTTTTTCAATTCCTCAAAACGTGCCTCAACATAAGCTTTGACACTCTTATTCTCTAAGAGTTTGTGAGCCCCTGTGCTTGCATATTTTTCACTATATCCAGCTCTTACTGCTGACTGAAATGCGTTCGCTGTTCTTATGTATTCGTCTGCAAAACGTTTCTGTCTCTCATTCATCGGATATTACCACCTCATTATGCTAAATGCTTAGTTAAATTTGTGTACAAAAAAGCACCCACCGTAGTGAGTGCTGATAAGCGTTTCATTTTATCATTTTCTAAGTTCGTCTATAAAATTCTCTCTATCTTCTTCATGAATGTACGCTAAACCATAAACAGAAATTTCCGAATCTGATACTTCTTTAGATAAAACGTACACGTTGTGTTTCTCTTCTAGATTAGCTATTTTATTTTGGACAAAAGTTTTTGTTGTCTCATCTATACCGATTTCAATACGGTCAAATTTGATATCTCTTGCTATCCCTTTATCTTTAGATTTAAACCCTTTACTAACATAAAATTTAGTTACTAGATTAAGTATTTCGTCTAAATCTTGAAACTGTGTTTCATTCAATTGAATTTTAGCTATCATAAAATCCCCGTTTATAACAATAATACGGTCTTTAGTGTCTGTATCTTGATGAATTTCTCCCCCATGTTTTACATCTTCTATGTAAAACTCAAAACTTGTTTCATATTCCATTTTTATTGCCTCCCTTAATTTTATACTTTAATTTTAGCATAAAAATAGCCGACTGAGGTGCTCTCAGCCGACTTAAAGGAGTAAATAAGAATGTAATAAAAGAAAAATTAGGTCTGTGTCGCAACATAAAATTAGAAGAAGTCGAATAAACAAGCCAAGATTATCCGTAATCACTGCTAGTGTTCATCTTTTTTGAACACATTACCATAATAACCCCTAAATTCCTGGTTTTCCATAGGTAAAAAAACCAAATTTAGACATAACCGATAAATTTTGCTAATTTTTCAAGCTGTGCTGTTTTAAATCGTCTCATGCCTGAGTGGCTTATGTAGTATCTATCAGCAATAGCGTTCCAAGTGTTGCAATCAAAAGGCTTGTCCCAAAACTTAAGCCTGTATATCTCGATTATTTCATCGTCACATTGATTTAAGTATTTTTCAGTACCTTTCACAACGTCCTGCAAGCGTCTATATTGTGCGTCTTGGTTACATTTAATGACCTGTTGCTCAATTGGGTTGTTAACAAAATTTGCTTTGCCACCCTCAGGGTTGTCAGGTTCATGATTACTCATGAGCTCATATTCTCTGAACTTCAACTCTTCTCTGTATCTGTCTAAATTTTCAATATAGTCCTCTAATTTTGCATAATCAACCTTTTTCAACTCTTGCATGATTTGGCCTCCTAGAATAAGAATGTGTAAATGTTTTGTATTCCTACAAGCAACAACCCTAGTATTATCAGTGCTGTTCCTAGAATAATTGCTGTAAAAACTGTGTATATTAAAATCTCAAGTAACTTTTGATATATTTTCATGTTTTAACCTCCATAGCGTATAAACTAATTTAAACTCCTTATTTTATCTTTTAATCTATTTGTAGGGTAATTATCCTATTTTGTATTTATGTTCAATGTGTGGAGGCTGAGAGGCCTCAGAATTAAAGTAAACGTGCTTTTACTGCGTTCATAAGTTCATTCTGACCAAGTTTCTTATTTTTGAGTGACTCATAGACTTTTTGGTCAATGCTGTTCTCAGTAAGTAGATGATGAATGACAGTCGTTTTCTTTTGCCCTTGTCTGTAAAGTCGAGCGTTGGCCTGCTCATAATATTCAAGGTTCCAAGTTAGGCCAAACCAAACCATGATTGAACCTCCATACTGTAAATTGAGTCCATGCCCTGCACTTGCTGGGTGCGTGATAAGCATTTGTATTTCGCCATTGTTCCAGCGCTCCATATAGTTGTCACTGTCTAAGGTCTCAGCAAAGCTGTAGCGTTCCAATAATCGCTCCTTATCATGTTTGTAGTTATACATAACAAGTATTGGCTGGCCTTGTGACTCTTCGACTATCTCGTCTAACATTTCTAGTTTCTTATCATGTATGTGAGTAATAGAGCCATCATCAGCATAAACGGCACCATTAGACATTTGTAACAGTTTATTGCTCAAGCTGGCTGAGTTTAACGCCACTATGTCTTTATCGTCGTCTATGTCGTTCTCAATGACCATGTTCTGCTCTAGCTCGTCATATAAGGCTCTTTCTTTTTTACTTAGCTTAGCCTCTTTGACTGTGTCGACACGTTCAGGCATTTTCAAATAGTCCTTACTTTCCATGCTGACAGTTACATCGCTAATCATTTTGTAGATTTCATCTTTCGCACCATCTTTCAGCTCCCAATTGAATGTGTGCTCAGCAACCTTATGCGTTGGATAAAAATATCTTTGTCTAAAATGAGTTTTGAACTTTCCTAAACGCTCGCCTCCATCAATCAAATATATCTGAGCCCATAAGTCCATAATATTTTTAGGTGCTGGCGTTCCTGTAAGTCCTACGAACCTATCAAACAATGGCCATTTCTTTTTAAGTATCTTAAAGCGTTGGCTGTCTGAGTTCTTGAAAGTAGATAACTCGTCAATCACGACCATATCGAACGGCCAATCTTTTTTAAATCTTTCACATATCCATTTCGTGTTTTCTTTGTTCGTGACATATATGTCTGCATTTCTCTCTAGCGCCTGCTCTCGCTGCTTAGGTGTGCCCAGCACAAGCGAAACATCTAAATGAGTTAAATGCGTCCACTTCTCGACTTCCTGTGCCCATGTGTCCTCTGCTACACGCTTAGGAGCTATGACCAGCACTTTGTCTACATCAAGATAATCATATTTGAGTTGCTCAATTGCTGTGAGCGTTGAGACTGTTTTGCCGAGTCCCATATCTAAAAAGAGACCAAATCTTTTGTTATCTATGATTTTATCTATCGCATAAGCCTGATAGTCATATGGCTTAAAATCAATTGCCATTCTTGACCACCTCGTTTATAAATTTATCGACGTCACTTTTTGAATATGGAACATAAACAGGTACGCCCCTTTTCTCAAATTGTCTGTGCATATATTTTTGTAATTTTGAGAGCCGACCTTTTTCCTGTTTCAACTCAACAAAATAAATTCTATTTTCAGGAAGTATCACAATCCTGTCAGGAACACCTGAAACAGATGAAGTAAATTTCAGACATAACCCTGAATATTTCCCGACTTCATTTTTGAGATATTCTTCGATTTTGCTTTCTCTCATTTTTTCATCAATTCCTTGCTAAAATGTAGTTTTACACCCGTTTTTAATGTAATTTTACATTGCAACTGCCCTCACGCCTACTCCCCGTAAGGCTCAACCCTTGCGTTGACCAAAAATCTCTAAATTTTTTCGCCAAACTTATAAAAATACGTGTTAGGGAGTAGCCTATGTAATAATACACTCTCTATATTCCCTATACACTATTCTTTAGCTCAATGGGAGTTTTTATGGAACCAGGGCAACGATAGGACTCAACCCCTTGACATATAAGGGCTGAGGCCGTTGCCCTGCTTAAAATTTTAGGGCAACCAAGTGGAACCAGGGCAACGCAGGTTTTCTTGCGTGTCCCAGAAGTAGGGCAACGCAGAAAATTGCCTGTGAGTGCTTTTTAAAAAGATGGCCGTTTTTATGGAACCAGGGCAACGATAGCCTCCCAGGCTTACAGGCTCAAGGCTTTGCCCCGTGTCCCAGCTCCAAAAAGCAGGGCAACGCATGGGCAACGCAAGAAGTCTGACAATTTAATCATTTTCGACCCTTGAAAACGCTTTTTGAGCTCCATATCCTATGCCAAATTTTAATCTGCCTCGATTATTTCCCGTATAAGGTTCCCAACCTTTTAAACTTTTTAGCACTGATTTCAATTCCGTTTGTATCATTCTAGGGAAGTTACCTTTGTCTTTGCCTAAACATTCACACCATACCTCAGAGACGCAAATACGGTCTCTGTACTCATAGCCTGCTGGCTCTTGAGGTAATACATCAGGATTGCCTGACTGAATATAGGCACGTTTCGTGTCTAGGTCTAAGTCACGCCAGCTGTAGTCCTGTGTGTAAGGGATAGGCGTGTCGACAAATTCCTCTACAATGCCTTGATACACACTTTCCTCTGTATGTACGGCCTGACGCTCGCCCATTTTGCCCTCTAAGTGACTAGGCAAGTACAGCTTTTCGCCGTCATTGTAGCGCTGCTTAGCCTCTGCCCATAACTGCTTAGTAAGTGCTGGGTCATCTAGCTCATTAATGTTCTTGCTAGCGTTGCGCTTATCTACGGCTAACGCCCAAAAACGACGCCCTCCTGTTTCATCACGTAAGAAATCTATTTTGTTCGTTGTTCCGAAGAATACGCATTGACGAGGGAAGTCCTCAGCATGTCGCCCGTAAGCTACACGGAATGAGTCAACTTGCTTACTGATAAAGTGCTTAATAGCCTCAACCTCTGCTTTTTTAGTAGCAGCTAGCTCAGCCATTTCAATAAGCCACGTTCCCTGCAATGCCTCATAGGCCTCCTTGCCTGTCACGCTTGTAAGTGACTCACTGAACCATGCGCCACCCATTTTGCGCAATACGGTTGACTTGTACTGACCTTGACCACCGTATAACGTCGTCATGTAGTCGAACTTAATGCCAGGCTGATAAATACGAGCTACGCCAGCCGTAAATGCTTTTCTCGTCACAGCTCTGTTGAGCTCTGTATCTTCCACGCCTAAATAATCAATGAATAACGTGTCTAATCTTTCGACACCGTCCCACTCTAGGCCGTCAAGGTAATCTCTGACAGGGTGGAACTTGTTCTCTGTAGCGATTTCATTCACAGCGTCATCTGTTTTACTTCTATTGTAAATACCGTGTTCCTGCTCTAAGTAAATGCGCAGGCCTGCGTCATCAGCGTCACGCCAATAGCTCACTGTGTCCTCTTTGCGCCACGGCGTTGAGCCTAATATGCTCAAGCGATTGTTAAATTCATCATAGGCAATCTTGCCTGCTAGCTTGTCATCATGGCGTAGGATTAAGCCGATGTTAGGCGTTGTGGCCAATACGTTGCCTTGCTTATCCACGTCGAGCTGTGTCGCCCATTTGTAGTGCTCACGACGCTCGTCACGTTCAGCCTTGTCAATGTAGTCGCTGAAATCGTCCTCAGCCTCGTATGTTTCCATCATCATGTTTATTTTAACTTCGCCGTCGTTCTGTGCGAGTTTCTGCATTGAAATGTAAGATGGTAGGCGATTAATTGGCGTATCTTCGGGCGTCTCTTCGTCTTGTATGCCGAACTTGTGTACACGTAATAGGTCAAAGCTGTTGCATAGCTCGCCCCCTGCTGGGTCTGTTCCGTGGTGGGAATAGGCGAACTTGCCATTTTCATAGATAACTAAGCCCCCAGCTGTTGAGCCTCCTATATATGTGTAGCGTGTGTCGTCGTATTGCTCGTAGACGTCAGACAAGTAATGCTCTATTACGTCGTGTATGTCGTAGGCTCTACAGAACGCACCAACGATACCAGGTTTATTGTGTGGGTCGCCTTGCTTATCAGCTAAGCGTTTGTAGCTTGCTGTTTCACGTTCTGAATATGGCCACTCGAGAGGGTCTTTCCAGTCTTTGTATTCAGCCAGCACGTCGTCAGGGTCAATGAAAGGTGCGTCCTGGTACGTGAACAGATATTCAGCGTCGGCGCTGGTACTTGGCCAATACATGAGCCTGTGTGGCTGATAGGTTGTATCGTCAAAGTAATCAATGCCGATTGACTCTGCGACCTTACGTGCTACAGCCTCATACTCGTCGCCGTTAACGTGCCTTTTAAGTGGAACAACAAAGCGCAGGCGTGGCGTCGTAGCTCTATGCTTATGTGTTGAGTAGACAGCATAGGCATGACTGAAAAACATTTCGATGATTTCGTCCATGTTCTCGTCAGCAAAGTCAATGTCTAGCGTCAGCATTGAACGGTTCATCACATAGCCTTTACGGCGTTTGCCCTCTTTGAGATAACCTCCGACGAAACCTCCCACGTCTTTAATTTCTGATTGTTCAGCCTTTTTCATTGTGTTGTATTCTGCGATAGTTTCCTGTGTTCTAGTAGTCACTGAGAGCTTTTGCAATAATTCGCTCCAGCTCTTCTCAGTGTTACGCCAATAGCTTGATAGCCTGCTTGTCGCTTGTGCGTATGTCATTTTGCCATCGTGTTTTAATGTTTCTAATGGCTCGATATTGTCTAACTCGTGCATGGCTGTTTTGCTCCTTTCTATTTGTTTAGGTCTATGTGTTCGTGTTCAGCAAAGTCGTTTGGTACGATGTCGCTGTCATCTTTAATAACTTGTTCTATTAGGCTCATATCCTCAGTGCTGAGGCCTAATCTTATTTGTAGGGCTTTCAGCCTCTTACGGTCTCTCAGTTTCGTTGTGTAGTGCCTTGCTAGTTGGAAATTATCCTCTAACTCTTGAACTGTGTAGCGTGCCATTATTTGCCCCCTTAAAATTAAGTACCTTGCAAGCAGTATTTCTGATATACTAATATCAATATCATGTGAAAGGTTGATTGACTTGGATTATTTTATGCCTCCGTCGCTTTACTTCAAATTATTAAAAGCTAACTTTAAAGATAAAATTGAAATTAATGACAACTATAAGCATTTAGACTTGATAGAAGAAGATGGTCTGCTTGAAAAAACTAATATTTTGCATACAGGCGTACAAACCCATGAAAATATGACTATATTCGGTAAACCATATGCAGGAAAATATAGACTAACTACTAAAGGTAAAAAGTGGTTCTTACAGTCTACTTTAAATATTGGATATGCTCTCTGTACCCTTATAGGTGCTCTTATAGGTTGGCTTTTAACTCTTCTATTTTAGATGTTAAAGGTCAGCCTCCTTAATAAATGAACCATTGCGCATTTCGCCCTTACGGTCTTTAATCTCTTCATAAGCGTAGGCCGTACAATCCTCAATAGGTAGCCCTAGCTGTAATGCAAGTATGACAAGTGTGACGTATGCGTCGCCTATGCTATCTTTGATTTGCTCTGAGTTGCCCTTAACTAAGCCTTGACTTAACTCGCCAATCTCTTCAACTACTTTAAGCATTTGCTTGTTAGGGTCTGCCTCGTGCAATTCTTTATCCTCTGCCCATTGTTCGATTTTCTTTGTTAAATCTATTAAATTACTCATTGGTTGTGTCCTCCTAATTATGGTAGCTCTTACGCCCCTAGCCTCTAGGGCTGTTTTGATATAGTTCATGTAGCTCTCTTTTCTTTAGCTCTATAAGTTCAAACCGAACTCTCATGTACGGCAGGCTTGCTGGTGTGAGTTCCAGCTTAAATGCAACAAAGTCCTCTATACGCTCAAAACGTTTCTGCCATAATAAAGCGTCGTATTGTGCCTTAGCTGACGCCTCATAAATATGTGAGAGTTTGTTCTGCTGTTCTCTGACAAAGCCCTCGAGATTTCCCTTTTGCTCTCTGAGTCGTCTATTCTCTTTTCTCAACTCGAGCATTTCCTGCTCAAATTCGCCCAGCTTTTCAGTAATTTCATCAAAGTTCATTATTTAGCCTCCTGCTCGAGTTTCTCTCTGTAGCGTCTTGCGTAATCCTCAATTTTCTTGAGCTCTTTTATACGGTCATCTTTACGACCTAAACGAGTTGAATATCTTTGCAGGTTTGACTTCATAGCACCTTGAAACTCTTCGGGTGTCATTTGCATGTACCAAAAGTCAATGAGGTCTATGCCGTCATCAGTATTGCTCTGATAGTGTTGCTCTTCAACTGTCTCAGATGGCTGTATAACTGTAATTTTCAATGAGTCGTCTATGTGATACGTTTCTGTTCCATCGTAGACCGTTGCTCTCATAACATCATGGTGTAGCTCAGTTACTTCTGCTGTAACCTCAAAACCTGAGTCGATAGGGTACTCGAAAGAAACTATATCGCCTTTATTTAACATGTTTATTGTTGTCATTATTTAACCACCTTTGGGAATATGTTATTTTCCATTAAATGCTGTGTATACTCGCCCAGCGTGTGCTGTTGGGGTGTGCCATCGAATAAATGAGGTTTACGCTCTCTGTACTTACGAGCTTTGTACTCTTCCATTTTTCTACGTCTGCGCTCTTCTTGTTTACGCTGTTTGATTTTCTGCTCTTCAATGTCCTTTTTCACTTCATTAAAGTCGTTGGTCACAGGTGCCTTTGTCAGTGCCTCTTGTACTGAAAAACCTCTGTTCAAACGTTTAGCAATTGTTCTTGGGTCAAGCCCGACCTCAATTTCTGCCTTTTCCATTTCATCAGCAGGAATGTAGAACGTGCGCTCGCCTGTATTGTGGGTGTAGCAAATTTGCCCGTCGTGCAATTTATATTTAATACTGAAATTGATTGCCTCGTAAGGTTTCCAGTCGTTGTCGAGTCTTGCCTGAACATCGTCTATTGATACGAATAGCGATTTTAATTTCAATCTGTCTGCGTCATCTAGCCATATAATCTCACCGTTTGGCGTTGTTGGGTATTTGGTTCTTCCCTCAAAGTGCATTAAAATCGTTCCTCCCATTTCTTCAACTCTGATTTTCCAGTCATGGCTATAACTTCACTTGCCATGTCGTCATAATATTCGCTTATATATTCGTCTGCTTTCTCTGAGACATCGTCCCAGTTATTCGCTGTAACAGTGACCTCTGCCTCGTATTCAATAGTGAGCTTGACAGGCACCTTGTAAGTGCCCCACTCGCTCACGCCATCTAGTGCGCTCATGTTTTACCTCCTATAGGATAACTAGCAATATAAGTAAGATAATCCCAAAAAGAAACGCCACAAGAGCTGTTCCGTATACCAAACCGACTAATAGGTAAAATGTTATTTGGGAAACTATCTCTAAAAATTTAGTCATTAGTTAGCTCTTTTTAATCTTTCATGTAGAACGGACTCACAAAGCCGTCGCTGTTTAAGTTCAAGCCCTCAGACCAATCAACAGGCAGGCTCATAATATCCTCTATATCTTTCAAATGGTCGTGCTGGTCGTCAGGTACTTCGAGAATTAGTTCATCGTGCACATGAGCCACTATCTTGTAGCCTTGTTTCTCGAGCCTGGCCATTGATACGCCTAACAGGTCTCGTGCTGTAGCTTGTACAATGTTCTCGACCAGCTTGCCTCCATATGTTTTAACTGTCGTCCATTTACGATTTATGTCTAAGCCTTGAAACTCAACGACTGTCGAGCCCCAGCTGTTTTGCGTTGTCTTTGCGTCTCTGTAGACAATACAGCGACCGTTTGGCAACTCTAGTATTAGGTGGCCTCGATAAGTGTAGAACTTAACCCCGTTTGCCATTTGTGGTTTACCACTACGAATAGCTTTGATTGCTGAGTTCTGACAGTTATACCAAAATGACTTGATATTCGGGTTTGCCTCTCGCCAGCTATCAACTAAGGGCTTGAGCTCGTCCTCAGCAATGCCCATGTCTAGGGCTCCCATTGATTTGAGGGCGCCTGCTCCTCCTTGATAACCGAGTGCAAGCTCGGCTACTTTACCTTTTTGCCTCAAAGGGCTGTCCTTGCCGATACTCTCTACAGGAACATCGAACATTTGAGACGCTGACGCCTCGTATATCTTGCCGTGTGTATTGAACACATCTAATCGCCACTGCTCGCCTGCATACCATGCAATGACTCGAGCCTCAATGGCTGAGAAGTCACTGACAGCTAGCTGATAGCCTTGTTCTGCTGTAAATGTCGTTCTTACAAGCTGGCTGAGTATATCCTGATAGCTGTACTCGAGTGTCAGGTCTAACCAATCGAAGTCCTGCTGTTTGATTGACTCTCTTGCTATGTCTAGCTCTTCATCAGTCATTTTGTGCTTAGTGAGGTTCTGCATTTGAACCCCCCTGCCTGCCCATCGGCCTGTGCCAGCTCCGAAGAATTGGAACATGCCTCTAATACGGTCGTCCTCACATGCCATGTCATACATTTTGTTGTATTTCTTTACGCTGGTCTTGCTCATTTGCTGTCGTAGCTCTAACATCTTGTGAGCTCTGCCTGACGTTTTCTCTAGGTACTCGCCGACTGTTTTCTTTTGCAAGTTCTCAATCTCAACGCCCTGCTCACGAAACCATGCCATGAGTTGTTGCTGGCTATTAGGATTGTCGAGCCCTGTCAGCTTTTGAGCTTGTTCTGCGAGTTGTGCCTGGCTGATTTTATCTAGTTCATAAGCCCCCAGCATGAGCTGACGGTCAATGTGAACGCCTCTGTCATTTATGTGTTGGTCAATCGTCCACAATTCCTGCTCACTAGGTAGCACCTCAAAGTCTGATATCTCTTCGCCGATGGCCATTTCAGCCTCAACGTCTTTGATACAGTAATCAATAAACTGTTTCCATTTCTCTGTGTCATGTTCAGGTAGATTTCGAGTTCGGCCACCGTTCACTTTTGTTGGTTTGCAAGGAACTGAAAAATATCTGATTAAGGCCTTACCTGCTTTGTCTTTTTGTGCATCTACTTCCAGCACCTCTGCACATTTTTCAAGTGAGGCTGGTAGGCCAACACGAGTTGCGTCGACCATGTCACAAGCCCACTCGTCAGGTGGCATTGCTGTTCTGAAATGCTTTGCTAAACAAACACGCTCAAATGACGCATTAAAAGCTCGTTTCTCGACTTCGGGGTCGAGTAAATGCCATTTAAATTGTTTGTACAATCTGTCATCTATGTCGTGCATATCAATAGCCTGTACTTGCTGGCCATCAATAGAAAAAGCAATGATTAATATTTCAAAGTCAGGAGCCTCGGCGTACCGATAAGCCCCTGTATCTTTCAAGTTGTAACTACTGTAAGTCTCAATATCAATGTGCATTACTGTCATGACGTTACCTCCCTTGATTGATTAGTCAAACAGTTCATCTAGGTTGTCGTTATCAAGGTCGATAAACTCTGCGAACTCGTCCTCTGCTTTAGCGCCTCCACCAGCAAGTGGCTCGCCGTCTTTAGCTTTCATGATATTGCCTAATCCACACGCTATGCCTTTACTTCCTGATACAACATAAGGGTAGAAGTTAACTGTTACTCGGATATAGCAACCACTGTATACCTCGTCAGGGTCGTCAGTGCGTTGGCCGTCCATATCTAATACTTGAGGTTTACGTTTCGTCTTAGCATTTAGGAAATAAGCGTTTTGGTAAGCTTCGTCGTCCTCTCTGTCTGTGTCGCCATCACGTAAAGGCGTTGAAAGGTTAGCTGGTATCTTGCCACCGAATTTTTCCTTGCCGTTTTGCTTAGCGTTCTCAATTGCTTTTTTGATATTGTTTATTGATTTCTCGTCATTTTTGTCGATAATTAAGCTCACGTTGTACTTAGGTTCATCGCCCTCGTTGATTGCTTGAGGTTCAAAAATGTGTGCGTAGCTTGCTCTTGCGTATACCATTACTCTTGTTTTTAATTGTTCTGCCATTGTGAAAAACTCCTTTAAATTTGATTTATAATATAGTTTGATTTGTTGCATAATATAGTATTAATGGCCGTAGCCTTTTATTTATTAATAAACTCAGTAAAATCACTTTCAGCACTGTTTGTGATAGGTTGACGTTTGTCGTCCTCAGTCACTAGAGTCGGTTTGCCTTGTGGCTTTTCTACTAGGTCGCTTAATAGCTCAGCGACTTTCTTCTTACCGATTTGTTTCTCTAGTTTAGATATGCTTAACACTTTTGTTTCTGATACTTCATCAGGGTCGTAGTGCTTTTTGAGCCTTTCAAAAACTTGTTCGTTATCAACATATTTTCTGCTTGCTCTGCTCTCGACCACTTTCCAGCCGTCAAAATTGCGATTGTTCTCAAGCGCCTGTTCTCTGCAATAATCTTCAACATCACTAGCCCAGCGTTTAATATCAGGTAGTTTGTGAAGTAGCTCAGCAAGCTCGTCGTCAGTGAGCGTCGTTGGGGTCGTCTGCTCTTTGCTGGCGTTCAAGTTTGCCTCTGCTCTAGCTCTGCATGAGTGGCGTATCTTACAAAATCGGCAATGATTGCCTGGTTTAAACTCGCCTTTGCCCTCTATAGCTTTTAGTGCCTGAGGCCTAACTACGTTAAGCCCCCAACTGACTAAGTCGTCAGCTGTCATGCTCTCAGATGACACGTTGTGCAATCTCGGCTGTATGATTGTTGTCTTGATTGTGTGAATGTCCTCAAAGTCTTTGAGTAGCTCATAGGCACCTAGCCCGTACAGCCTTAACTGCGGATTGTTAAGGGCTGACACTTCGACGCCTTTGCCGAATTTGAGGTCTACAATCTCAACTGTGCCGTTGTAGTAGATGATTACGTCGCCTGTACCGAATGACTCAGGTACGTATCTTGTGAGGTCAAGTCTATGTTCAAAAAACAGGATAGGCTCGTCTTGAGCTCTTGCCTCGTTGACTTTTTCCTCGACAATATCGACGTACTGCTCAACGTATTCTCTTAACTCTTCTGAGTAGTATTCGTTTTGCTTGTAGCGTTCTAGTTCTTGCTGGAACTTATCCTCAGTCATGCCATCATAGAGCCTTACGAAATACAGCTCTGACAGCTCATGAGCGAATGTTCCCTCTTCTGCAAATGTTGTTGTCTTGTCGCCTATGCCCTCACTTGCTTTAATGCTGGGAGGACAGTTCAACCACTGATTGGCACTACTCGCTGACAAATATGCGTGCTTTCTGCTTGAGTGGTTTTGTGAAGTCATTACATCGCCTCAATAGCGTCTATAATGCTTTGACGCTTGTCAGCTTGAACGTCGCTTACCTTAGAGGCGCCTGACTCTTTGATTAGAGCCTTAACTTTGTCTTTTTGCTCTTTAGTACCACTTTTGATGATTTGAGCAATAGCTTTCTTGAATGTAGCCTCGTCAGGTGCCTCAGCTGTTGCTGGTGCCTCTTCTTGTTTAGGTTCTTCCTTAGCTTTCGCCTCTGCTTTTGGCTTTTCTTCTTGCTCTTCGGCTGGCAACTGCGTCCAACCTGCTGGCTCTTCGGCTGTGTTCGTGAAGTCCTGCAATTGTTTAGATTTCAAATCGTTAGAACGTTTCAACTCGTCTCTGATTTCTTGTAGGATAGTTTCTAACATTACTCGTCAGCCTCCTCTTGCATTTCTGATACGATACTTTGCATTGTTAGTAAATATGCTATTTGCTCCATATCTTCGTCTTTGCTTAGTAGAGCTGTTAGGTGTTGGGAACTTCCGACCATTGCCCCTTGTCCGATTATTTGCGTACCCTCTTCAAGGTCTTGGGCAAGCCCAGCATGTGCTAAGGTCACAGCTGTGTGTTCTGTTTCTTTATTGATTTGGTTTACAAGTTCATACAACTCTTTAGTTTTATCGCTTAATAATTCTGTGATTTCGTTCTCTGACATGTCCTTGATTTCTTTAGTTAGCATTTGCGCTACCTCCTAATTTGATTTACAATGTTCGTACAATTAATTTTCTTAATGCTGGTCTTACTCGTTGGAGCGAGTGAGGCCTTTTTTGTTTTCTTCCATTTCTGAGAATGTGAGCTCTGTCATAGCCCCGACTGCAAATGAGACAACTGTCCCGATATAAACATCGAACATCATCGCAACTGCTAAACCGATAGCCACTGACAAAGTTACTGTATAAAAACTTGTTGTTAGAGTTTTCACTATACATAGCCCCTCGCTTTCATAAACTCATACCAAAACTGAGCTACTCTTTGAGGCATGTATTCTTCAGGACTTTTCTTATCGTTGGCCATGCTTAGCCACCTCTTTTTCTTTTAGATACGCTCTAATTCGTTCTTTCTGCAATGTAGCCTCTCGACGCCCATTTAATATGTCGTTTAAGTATGGCGCTGATATGCCTAACGCTTGAGCTAACTGTCTTTGTGTTATGCCTTTACGTTCAAGCTCTTCAAATACATCTGAACCGAAACTGCTCATTTTTTACCTCCTTTTTAGCGTATACTCTAAAATGTTACTAAAAACTCTTTACACCGAATTAGCTAATATGCTAATATTAAAAATGTAGTAATTAGCTAATTAGACATACTTATCCCGTTGGATGGGGTTGCATTTTTTGAGTATTGCTTTTTAGTTGCTACGTGTTAAAACCTTACAACAACAGCCTTATAATTGAAATTTACGTTTTGGAGAACTAAATATCTATTTGCTGTGTTTGTAAGCTAATCAATAGCACATGTCATACTATAATAGAGAATTAGCTATAATGCAACAATTAATTTTAGCTTTTTCGCTATTGGAGTAGTTAGAGAATTAGCTAACCGTTGATATGACAGTGTTTTAAAGGGAGCAAAAAATTTTGAATTTATATGAGAAAATAAAAAACATGTGTGATAAAGAAGGAATTTCTATAGCTCACTTAGAACGTGAAACTGGTATTTCTAACGGGCAAATTAAACGTTGGGCTAAAAGTAGCCCTAGCGTAGAGAACTTAAAGAAAGTCGCAAACTACTTCAATGTTTCTTTGGAATTTTTAGCCGACGATACAACAGAACCATCTGACATTGAAATGTCTCAGGATATTCGTATCATGCAACGTGCTGCTCAAAACATGAGCGAAGAAGATAGGAAAAAAGCTATCAAAGTATTTGAGGCGTTCTTTGAAAATTGGGAAGAAATGACAAAAGATGATAAGTAACTAATCGTTAAGGGAGTTTTACATTTGAATTATGAAGAAAATGAGGCGTTTACGCGTGCAATAGAAACTGCAAATCTGATACTTGGATATGAGAATAAATTTCCAATAGATATAAAAGGGGTTATTAACAGCGACCCTGATGTCGAATTATTTACTTTCGGCGAATTTGCTAAATTGTCAGGTATCAGCAGGTCAGATGTTTCCAAAATTGGCCAATCTTATGAGGCATTTCATTTTAGAAAAGGGAGAAAATCTATAATTGTATATAATGCCTTGAGATACTCAAAGAGATTACGTTTTACGCTTGCTCACGAATACGGTCACGTCAAACTAAACCATACAGGAAAGTCTATATATGACCCTGATAAGTCTGACATTGAGTACACAAAAGAAGAATTTGAGGCCGATACATTTGCAGGAAATTTGCTGTTTCCATTGCATAAACGCTACGAATATAGGAGGAAAAGCTCGTATGAAATAGCAAATACTTTCAATATAAGTTTTAAAGCCGTCCGTGTCTCTATGTACCAGCTCGAGGATTGTCTTGCTAGTGGCATTGACCAATATCTCACAGAGCCACAACTGAGAACACCTGACGGCTATATTAATTTTTTAAGAGCTTGTGATTTTTAAACAACAAAAAACCCCACATAGTATGTGAGGTCAAAATGTATTAATTCAGTTTTATGTTAGCTTTTTGATTTCCGAACATGCCTGATTTGACTTGCATTTTTGTCTTATCTGATTGAGCAGTTGACTCAGATACATCAAACACTACTTTACCTGTTTTTTCATTACCAGGGTTAAGTTTTTCTAAAAAGAAACCAATGTCACTCGGGTCTGAGGCTGACGTGTTGGCGTCAGTAGATGCTGAGGCATCTGCACCATTTGTTGCGTCGCCATCAATTATTTTAAACAATTCTGTATCAATAGTAATAGCTTTATCGCCATTATTTTTAACTGTAACATCTGCAACTATGTATTTGCCGTCAGCGTTACTTGAAACGTATTGATTACCTACTGAGTCTGCCGTTTCAACACTGTTAACTGTGTACTCAAGGTCATCAACTTTTACTTTTTCGCCTATTTTGGCGTCTTTCGTTTCATCTTTGTTAGAGCTGGAGCTATCGCCACCACCAAAAACGGTTGCAATCACAGCAATTATGATGACAATTACAACCACAACACCGAGACAGCCTAAACACCCAAATAATCCCTTTTTCATAAATTCAATCCCTCTTTTCAGAATTTTTAGTCAAGCATGTAACACTTTAGCAAATACTATTTCAGATTTAAAGGGTTGAATTCAACAGTGTTCTGTGATAATTAAATTAAGTTATATTTTAGAAAGGGTTTCGATATTATGAAAAAAGTTGCAATTTATACAAGAGTTTCCACTTTAGAGCAGGCCAATGAGGGTTATTCTATCGAGGGTCAAGAGCAACGCTTGAAAGCATATTGCCAAGTTCATGATTGGGACAATTTCGAGTTCTTTGTGGACGCTGGGCAATCTGCCAGCAATACCAAAAGAGCAGGTCTGCAAAACTTACTCAACAGATTAGACGAGTTTGACCTCGTGCTAGTCTACAAACTAGATAGACTTACACGCTCAGTGCGTGACCTTATGAGCCTGCTTGATACATTTGAAGAAAAAGACGTTAAATTCCGTTCAGCAACTGAGGTATTCGACACCACAAGCGCAATAGGTAAGTTGTTCATAACGCTGGTAGGTGCTATGGCCGAATGGGAACGGTCAACAATTACTGAGAGAACAACACAAGGGCGTCGCATAGCAACAGAAAAAGGGGTGTACACAACTGTGCCCCCGTTCTTCTATGACAAGATTGAGGGTAAACTCTACCCTAATGACAAAAAAGAAATCGTGGATTATATCGTCAGCAGGGCAAAAGCTGGCGTCAGCATAAGAGGTATTACAGAAGAGCTTAACAACTCAATATACAACCCACCTAAAGGCAAGCGCTGGGATAAGTCAGTGATTAGCTACGTTCTGACGTCGCCTGTTTCTCGTGGCCACACGCATATAGGCGATGTGTACGTCGAGAATACGCACGAGCCTGTCATCAGTGAAGAGGATTATACAATCTACATGCAAAGCATTTCACAACGCACACACTCACGAGGTATTAAGCACACTGCTATTTTCAGAGGCAAGCTGACCTGCCCTAATTGTGCCCACTCGCTCACACTCAACACCAGCAAACGGACAAAAAGGGACGGCTCAGTTGATTATGACGAACGCTACATTTGTGACCGTTGTCGGAGCGATAAGTCAGCCGAGAACATCACGATACAATCAAAAGAAGTAGAGAGAGCTTTCATTGATTTTATTCAGCACGGCGAAATAGAGGTCAATGTCGAGGACACAGAAGAGCAGGAAGAGCAAAGCGTCATTGATGTAGACAAGATTAAGAGACAGCGTAAGAAGTACCAGCAAGCATGGGCTATGGACTTAATGAGTGATGAAGAGTTTCAGTCTCTAATCAAAGAAACTGACGACCTGCTCGACCAGCACAACAGACAGCAACTAAGGAAAAAGGAAAACAAAGACAACCATAAACAAATAGAGGCCACTCACGACCTCATACTTAATTTGTGGGATAAGATGGCCAGCAACGATAAAGAAGATTTGATAAACGCCTCAATATCTAATATTGACTATAATTTCTATCGAGGACATGGCCACGGTAAAAATCGCACCCCTAACTCAATGAGCGTCACGCACATAGACTATAAAGTTTAGATGGGGTTTGTGGGTAGAGCCTCCCAAAGGTTCCTCCACCCATAATTGTTATAGAATCTATATATTGTGTGATACTTGGCTCTTTAATTAAAGCCGTTGCAATATTCGTCAAAGGGCCTGTAGCCACTAGTGTTACAGGTTCATCACTCTGTTTTAGTGTTTCAATTATTACATCAACGGCATGACTTTGCGTTGGTTTTAACGAAGGTACTTCTGGTAATTTCGGACCATCTAATCCACTATTACCATGTATTTGTGATGCAAATGAAGCTGGCTTAATCAATGGTCTTGTAGCACCAACAGATACACTAATATCTCCTCTTCCCATTACTTCCAATACATTCAAAGCATTTTTCGTATTTTTTTCAACTGATTGATTACCAGCCACTGTTGTTACAGCTAATATATCTAACGTACTATTTTTAGCTCCTGCTAATATTAACGCAATCGCGTCATCATGCCCTGGATCACAATCCATAATAATTTTTTTACTCACATTCTTCACTCCAATCAT